TCAAAGGGAAGAGGTTCGAATTGACGATCTTTGAAGCACCCTACCTGGACAAGATCGATTTTGAGAGCCGGGTTGATCCGGCGAATAACAACGTGAATTTCTGTCATAGCTATATAATTTAAAATTTTGTTCGAAGCTTAGCACAAAAACGCTGCCAAGCGTCGGATTGCTCCATCCAAAAAGCGGTACCCTCGGGCGTCAGGGCAAATATAAAAGCAGAGGAGATAAGACACCTGGGCGCAAGATCAGAAGTGCGAAGAGAAAACCGAACGATAGAGCGCAAATGTTTACGAAAACTGCCGCAATGAGGAGGGGCGACATCGCAATTCGCCCGAAAAGCGGCAAATATTCCTCGACGAACGAGCCATTCTATGAAAATGTACTCGATAACGTCAACCACTAAGTCGTTTACTCTTGAATTGTTAAGCCTAGACATCTCACTTGTTTTTTTCATGATAATAAGATTATTGGTTTACACCACAAAAATACAACAAAGCAAAGCGAACATCAAGTTCAAAACAAGAACAAAATTGTTCAATATCGGTTACGACGAGAGGATGCATCATGAGATTCACCAGACATCTCTTTCATCACATAGCCTTTAACATTACCGTGACCATCGTATACGATAGTACGAGACGAAGACGACGAGCCTCCAGTGGAAGTCTGAGCAAAACCTTTAGAAGCGGCCGAAATACCGCCACGAACAAGAGCGGCACCACCAAGATTACCAGCCACGCCGACAAGAGCCTTACCGATCTCAATGTAGGGATCAAGCTTAGCGTTACGAAGTGCCACGCGAGCCTGCTCAGGAAGAAACTCGGAGGCATTAGCCTGATTAACCGCCGTCTTATCATAAAAATCCTTAAGAGACATCGAAACTTTAAAGGACTTCGGACCTGGATTAGCACGCTGAACAGGATTCCTAGAACGTAAATTTGCATCGTAAGCGGGATTAGGAATTTCAACGTCAAAGCGCTTATCCCACTGACGAGATAGCTCATTCGCTAAATCAAGATTATTAATACGCTGTCCCGCCTCGTTAGCAGAAGCGAGACCAGAAAGAGCTTCGTTGAGAGCACCCTGCGTTTCAAGAACGAGAATACGAGCATCAACCATACGTTCGATCCGAGTACCCTGAACACGCAACTGCCGCAACTCCTCTTTAGCTGAATCAGCAAGCGCTTTGCTTTCTTCAACACGAGAATCCATCGTAAGAGAAAGTAATGTATTATTGAGATCATTCAAAAGACGCTCAGATTTAAGGGCCGCAGCGGCCTCGATCTCCTTATTAGCCAGGGCTTCATCTACAGCCTTGGAAGCCTCAGCACGGGCTCTGTTAAAATCAGGCTCAAAGGTATTACTGCGGATATTCGCAGCCTCAGCATCATCACGATTGGCGGCAGCCTTATTACGTTCAATACCAGAATTAATACTCATAGCATCAAGAGCAGTCCCAGCAGCGGTAGCGCCAACGCCTGGCGGCAACGGACTAGAAAAGTCAAAAGAACCACCGTAAGGACCAGATGCACCTACAGAACCGGAAGAGCCACCCGACATTGTGGCATTAACGCCAACACCCGAAGAGCCGAGAACAGCAGCAGGCGTAACGCCAGCTTTCAAATATCGATCAAAAACCTTAGATGGATCATTGTATGCATTCTCGTAATCAAACTGCTTCTGCCAGTTAGCATAATTAATCTCACCCTGCTTCTGCATTTGCTCTAAAGCGTACTGCTGTTGAAGTCGCATCTGCTTCTGATAGTATTTCCACTGCCTCCTGAGCGAGGGCTTAAAAAGACCTGAAGCAACCTGTCCGCCGGCCGAAATACCTGCGGCACCGAGTATTGCGCCCGTAGAAACAGGCTCAACGTAACTCTTAAAATCAATAAGCCTCATACTACGGAAGAGAAAAATTATTAGACCGAATAATGTAATCTACACGAACTGTGTCAATATGAACACCAGTGCGATAGACTTTAGCCTGTGCGGAACACGAAGCAAGGAAAAAAGCCGAGAGAGCAGCAATAATGGATGAAACAAGTGTCCAAAACGCTTTCGACTTATAAAAAGGCTGTTTAATGTCAGACATAGCAAATAAAATTAAAGAACGATAGAAAAATGCGCGGCCGCTCCTGCAGTTGCTACCAATAACCTCTAACCATTCAAGCATCCTGCTTAGAGGGGTCCGCGCACGTAGCATATATCGTCAAGTAAAGAAAGAACTATTTTTCTTCAGAATCGGCAGATTTAGAAGTAGAGTTCGATCTATCCAACTCTGAATCAATAAGTTCTTGACCGACCTCGAGACCGTCGAATTTATCCATACGAGAATACGAATTAGGATCGAAATCAATATCGGGATTAAACTTCTCGCCCTTATCAAAATCAGACGAAGACGCTTCTACGTCAGGACGACCAGGAAGAACGTCAACAGACCCAGAGCCGTCGAGAACAGAAAGAATGCGCTGACCTCGAGAAACATATGCAGGAGAATCCTCCATCAACCATTCAAGTGCCATAAAATCAAGATATTAACGATTAGACAAACGAGTAGCAAAAGTTTTATTAACAAGATTCTTCTTCTGAACAGCATAAGACAGGTTTACGAAGAAATTATCTTCCGTGTCAGACACAAACGGAGAATTTACCTGTGACATATCTACAAAAAGCGCAGGATAATAATTAGCCGCAGCCGAACCTACATAAGAAAAACCTAAAGACCTTTGCTGCACCCAATAAGAATAAAGAGGTATATCACCGGAAACACTCTGAGTAGGATAAGACGATAATACGCCCAAAACCTCATCATAAGAAGATCGAAATTCGTTAAAACACGGTTCATAAGCAACAGCAAGACCAAGATCCGAACCAGCCGCATTGCTAAAAAGTCGAGCCGCAGGGACATCCTGATAACCAATATCGTTATAAATAGGATTGAAATAATCGGAACCTTGATAATTCAAATAATCGGGGGTAACACCGCTCCAATAATAGACAGGACGAATACTCAACATGTCGATCATGTAGCCAGGTTCACGAAAGTAATAAGACTGACGGCGACCGAGCCTAGTATTGAAAGCAATCGAACCACCCTGCTGACCAAGCGGAGGAGTACCATATTCACTACCTTGAAGATTATTAGCACCAGCCTGATTCATAACAACTTGAACATTAACCGTCTGCGAAGCACTGAAAAGGAGCTTAGGGCGATCAACATGTTCGATTTTCGAAGCAAAGAACGTTTCAAGCCAGTCGCTATACCGACTACCTCCGGCACCGAGCAAATCCTTGTACTCCTGAAGACGCGACGCAATAGCCAACTGCGGAATCGTATTGACGCCAGTCATGGAAACGGCAGACGAAGAACCTGTAGGAATAAGACGACTAAATCGATCGGGATTCGACGGAACGACAGCCATAGGGTGAGCGAACAAAAACGCAGAAATCGAAGAAACAGAGTGTTCTCCACTGGCTACAGAAAACTGACCGTCAGGACCATTGCCAGTAACAATATTAGCACCCGAAGGAAGAGTAGTAGAAACAGGATAACCATCTTGATCACCGCCAGAGGGAAGTTGAGAATTAATTATCTGAAAAAATAAGTTACCTCTATTAAACGTATTATTAGTCGAATCTACGGCCGAGGGGTAAAACTGACTTTCGAAATAAGCATCAAGAAACTCAAGATTAGCGAATTCCTGCTTAAAAAAAGAACGACGAGAGTTATATACATAAGAACCGTCGAGAATAGACCAAGAAGCAGGCCAAGCAACAGAATATAAAGACCACTGCGAATAACTATAGTAATTACGAACGATATCCCAATAAGCTAAATACGTATCAGCATTCGCCCATTGATTAATAGCCGAACCACTCGAAAGACTTGCAGTGTAAGGAGGTTGATTAGAAAGCTGAAGAGATGTTTTATTAGAAACACGAAGCCAGGCCATCAACGAATTAGTAAAAGCACGTGAAACGCCTAACGCCGAATTAGGCGTAGTTGTACCCGATGTACCAACAAGCGCAGTTATCCAATTCAAACTCAAATTGTTCATATCGAACTTACTACTATTTGTCCGAAGCTCAGGATGATACAACTGAAGCGGCACCCAGAAACGATGCAAACGAATAGTGTAAGGATTAAACGTCGGAACGGCAAGGGGGTTACTTCGAACATCAATGCCTTGCTCGATAGATACACGATCACGAGCATTAATAAAATCGATACGCACCGGATACAAAATACCCGGTGTACATGTAAAGGCCTTACTCTCAGGGACATCATAACGAGAATAGCCGTTTACTACATGTGAGATAAAAGGTTGTTTTCCCATAAATTAAGTAATTAGTTGAAGTTTATAATGATCTCTCCAAAAACGAAGAATATCCAAATCTAGCCAAGTAGGAGGATCAAAATCAGGCATCTTACGAGAAGAAGCAGCAAACCGCATCATTTGCTTTTGCTCCCACGAATACGAAGCTCTACCGGATACGGCGGAATTGAGGCCGAACCATTCAACGCACAAAGACAAAATACGGCGAACCAAAGGAGACTTGCTAAAACGTGCATAGCTATCAGCGGCAGTAATCGACTTAACAACTTCGTCCTCCGGTTTAAGGTATTTAGCGTAGTATCGAGGAATCGAGTAGTTATAATTGACGCCAGTCTTAAAATCAAAATAAGACCACGACGAAGTACGGGCAGAAGGGCGAGGCATATAACCAAGAAAATCACCAACGCCAGCAGATATGAATTTTCGCGTATAACGGCGATGTTGGAGGAGAGTAGATAAAGGCGTAAGTTTCCCATTTAAAGTAACAAATTTATCCGAGACATCCTCGGGGTTAAACTGAATTTGTTTAGTGACATATTTAACACAATAACGAGCGCGTTTAAGGGAGGCTTTGGAAAGCCAAACAAAGCCTAAATCACGAACAGCGGAACGGATATCATTGTAAAGAGCATCAGTACCAAAGAGGAAACCATGGAAATGAAGACGAGGTTCTGAACCAGCTTCTGGATGCGTGCCAAACTCTTGAAAGAACGCATGCTTAAAAGAATGACCGAGGCGGTGACGCAAACGCTCATTAAAACGACGAATAAAAGAAGAGGGATTAACAAGAGCATCATTGTAATACTTAGGAGAAATAGTAATAGTAATAAAAATAGACTGTTTAGATTCAGCCTTACAGCGAGCCAACTCGCGCTCAAGACGCACAAACCAGTCATTGCGCTGACGACGAAGACAATCCTCACACTTGCCGCAAGGAACCATCAACCACTGCCGAGCGATATCCCAAGGACGAAGAGCCAAAGCAGATTTAGCAACATCAGAGCCGTTTCGACAAGGGTTTTTTTTATCGAAATAGCGTCGGTTACGTATCCATATAGGCGAAGAGCAAGGCATCAGAAGATAGATTGAAGATAATCAAACTTTACATGAGGACGATCAAGGCGACAGCGACAGCAGTAATCAGAAGCGGAAGCCTCGTCTGAAAACCAGGCAATGACCACACGCTTCTTACCACGGTAGACGCCAACAGACCAGCGATACGGAATAGATTCAACAACAGGTGAAAAACGAGGGCGAAATTCGTCAGACCAATCCATAAAAAAGAGTATTTACGGGTTATATGGAAGAACCCACAGGGGAGGTACCTTACCGCTTCGCGGTGACCACAGCCTTTGGCTGTCCCCTGGGGTTCAAATAAATTAAAGAACTCTTCCACCGAGCGGACGGGTTACTACTTTAGTTCCCTTTCCCTTTTTCTTTCGCCGCGCTTTCATCGCAATTAAGTTCGAAATTAAACATGAGGACGATCGTATTGTCAAAGAACTCAACACCAAAGCCAGGGAGACTTCCACAAGCGCTAATAAGGTTACAGACTTCCGAGTGAACGACGTAAAGAGAATCGCTAATATGCGAACTCTTTAGATAGGGTGCAATAGGAGAATCCGCAATAACGTCAAAGGGAAGAGGTTCGAATTGACGATCTTTGAAGCACCCTACCTGGACAAGATCGATTTTGAGAGCCGGGTTGATCCGGCGAATAACAACGTGAATTTCTGTCATAGCTATATAATTTA